GAGTACACTGAGTACACTGAGTACACTGAGTACACTGAGTACACTGAGTACACTGAGTACACTGAGTACACTGAGTACACTGAGTACACTGAGTACACTGAGTACACTGAGTACACTGAGTACACTGTGTACAGTGACACTGTCAGCCGGCGGAGGGGGTTCGGACCAGTTACAATAAAATTGATAAAATCCTGCTTTCCTATTGGTTCGTTCAAGTCTGTGTACTAATATGGTTATGTTTATAGTTACGTGGCTCCCGTGAGTATTTAAACTCCTATTACCGAATGAGGTGCTCACCTATGCTCTCCAAGCTCGACGACCACAAACCCACTTTGACTTCGATTTCGATTAGCTGGCCTATGCAGGTCGAAGCTAACTACATCGACCCAGCTGAGCTGGTACCTCACGACATCTGGTTTAGCCACATATTTCGACAGTATAAGGTATTGTGAATCGGCCGAAACTTTGTGTACTCACCTCTGTAGCACACTCCCTGGGAGCTATTTAGCTTTCGCTTTGCCTCGAAAGCCTGTTTAAGGCTATTTAACGACTGGGTGAACGACGAAACTGCCCACCCTACCCTTCTCTGTGTCATGTGCAGAAAGTTGAAGAATCGCCAAGATCCCTTTGGTGGTGCCTGGCCTCCTCGTTTTCGTCTCGATAGGCCTTTTATCAGGAGTACCGCGTTTGAAGCTCATCACGTGCTTAGTAAAGCTTCCTTCTTACCCAGATGGCCTGCCGATGGTCCTATGCAACAATTAGCTGCCAGGCGAGTTGATTACGAGGTTCAAATGAACTCCGAGATCTTTGAACATGGTTGTACTTTGGCTTGTCACGACTGTTGTTCTACTTACCTTGGCGACTCCCCTGTGGAGGTAGACGAGGTGCTTTTGACCGTCTGTCGGGAGTTCCCGTCAACCCTCTATCCTCTTCTGGCCTATGCTCAGAACATGAGCCTGGTTGGTAGTTTTGGGAATCTCGATATCCCTCGCGAGTTCTCGTTCGATTTTGCCAGGAAGGCCCCTTCTGGTACTTACCAAGTCTCTCTTCATCTCCTTAACTTCCACAGGTAGAGCCTTTCGGGATTTCTTCAAGGCGAGGTGGTCTATCCTCCCCTTCCTGGATCAGTGCGTGGCGGCCAACAACGGCCCCGCTGACATAGACTTGCCTACCGTTGCTCGTAAGCCCTCTCTGTTCTCAAACACTGCCATTCATGGTCCCAACGCCGACTTTATTCCAGCAGCCACTCGCCCTGTGCTGGACCACGACTTCGACGGGGACCAGTATCCCGCCTTCAGTCTCTTGGATAACGTGATGGGTTTTTGCATTGATGACGAATGGGCCAAGTACTACCGACTCCGATGGAACTACTATAACCGCGAGACAACTGTCGGGCATTTTTATCTCGACCTGAACCCCGATATCCACCCCCGCTGCCTCAACGTGTTGCCCACCTTCTTGGACAGGAAGGGAAGAGCTTTGAAGTGGGGTGGAATCGACACGATACTTGGGGATGACTTCCTGAGATCCCTCCATGAGGTGGTCATTCATCCCCTGAACCCCACCGTTTCCTTCGCGAGAAGTTGGAGTTCATTGGCATCCATTCACCCCCCTACTGGCGTTGAAATCCCTATTTCCGGGCCTACCAAGGTACTACCATTTGTTTGACATCTATCTTACTTTACAGATTCTGAGTAAACTGCCTGGAAAGGATGAAATTGGTACAGACATGTTTTGGTCGCGTTATGGGCTCTGCTTCTGCAACCTGGGTCCGGAGAAATGCCCCATCTGTGCCCTCACTGCAACCGACCCCTCCGTTTCGCACCACCATCCCGAGGAACCTGACAGCTTCATCTATTTCCCGCGGTGTGTCTTGTCGAGATTCCCTTCTGTCCACGACAAAGGTCTGCAGACTCACCTTAATGCCGAACCCTTCCCGGTCGCGTTTGATGAGAATTTCTACCTGCCGCCTTTCCCTTCGGAGGTGGCCATCGAAACCCCTTGGAACAACCTGCTGAATCATCGGGCATTCAGTTCCATCAATGCCATGGTACCGGTATTATACTACATCAATTACGAGTTCTGGCCACAATTTCACGTCTTCGGTTCCCAGTCCTACCAACACAGATCCCGATCGCCCTGGTTTGACATTCACCAACTCACGGACATTTTTTTGACAGCGGGCTCTTGGTGGGCTGATTTTTGTTTTCAAGCCAAGGAGTCCTACCAGTTTGGCCGTTCCTCCGTTGAATCCTTCAGTCCCTACCAAGACAGGCATTCCCGGTTTCAAAACTACGAGCCCTATACCCCACCGCTCCCGGAACAATGCCTGGTTGTTTTTTTGCATCAGGCCTCCTTCTACGAGAACGCGAAGTACACCGAAACCCTCCATTCTCTGTACTCAAGGGATTCGGATTGTTTCGGTACCTTTTGCGATCTCGTGGACAAGTTCCCGTTTGAACAACACGATTTGGTCTCCAGCCTCCACAAACAGGGCTTCGGTGGTGCTTTTGCGAACTTCAACCCTCTGAGCGCCCAATCCCAGTTCCTACTCGACCGGAAGCAGATGGCCGCTCTGGTGAAGGCTAGCCTTAACCCTATTTCCGTCTGGGGCACCCAGAACAAACAGGGTTGTGCTGGCGTGGGTGGGTCTTCGGTCAGCACCATCGTCAGCCCAAGAACCACGTGGCAGGAACTCTTCATCCGCGCAGTTCGTAAACCCCGAGGGTTCTCCCGATTGTGGCCTGTCAGGTTGAATCTCCAAAACGGCATTGGGTACATCCTGGCTCCTTTCGTGGAGGGCGATTTGACCCAGTTACTGGACGAGATGCTCACGTCCGCAGCTTGGAACCAAGAGCACAATTCAGGAAAGGTCGAATTGGTGTCTGGCCAGCAGCTGTTGGTCAAGTATATCGTCCAATCCTTTGTCGGCCTCGCAGCCACTGGTCCCGTTTTCGATGGCCTGTTACACGAGGTGGCACTGACTTCCGCCTTTATGGGGAAGAACCACCCCTACGAACAGTTGTTGTCTTTGTTGGAACACCCTACCTGTTCGGACTGCCACCAAACGATGCCTGTAGGTGATGCCCTTCTTCTCTCTTGCAACTTCCAGGGCTATTGTAACTCGGCCAAGAGGGCAAACGGGTTCCATCACATCGGGCGCCTTCCCACCACCGCGACGCTTCGCTTTCACGAATTCCTGGATACCTTCCTCCAGAGGGAAGTGGTGTGTTCTTCGTGTAAGAAACACCAGAAACACCAGAACCCCGGTGTCGTGGCAACCAAGAACTATCTGCTCAATTCCATGAGCCCGCCCTTCGTGGAGCAATACCTCACGAACGAACAACTGCTGCCGTTCTATGGTCACCTGCCCGTCGTTTACGAGGTGCATCCCGCCACCAAGAAGGCCTGGAAGAAGTTCAAAAGAAATGTCCGACACACACACCTTCGCGGGCAAAAAAACCGGGATGATGCCCTCTGTTTGAAGTGTTATGACTCGGAATTTACGGATGAGCGCGATTGTTACGTGCCCCTTTACTCCGGGGTGGTTTCGGAACTTGGGCCTCGTGGTGTCGTGGACTTGTTGGCCTCCATTCGGGATGGCAACCAACCTAACGTTGGGTTTCAATTTAGCAAGGATCAGTGTTGGCCGGGCCTCTTCTATGCTGTCGAACTTCCCGTCTATGGAACTGGTATATTTTCCCAAAGACCCATGTCCCGAGCCTACAAGTCCTTTTTTTACGATACTTGTGCGCCCAAACTGGAACATTCTCCGAATCTTTGGGAGATCGATTTGGGGACAGTGGACACCTATGTCGAAGAATCTATCCGCTACTTCAGCGTGCTGAGCACGCCCGCGCACGTGGACCACGTCTTGCCCATCCTGAAGAGCCCTTTTGTGCATTCCCTCCAGGATACACTGGGGGACTTACACTATTCGCCTATGTGCCCTTTCATTGAACTCCCTTCCATCGACAATCATGTACCTGACCGGACGAGGTTTGACAATTATCCCTCTACAAACACGGCTATAAACAAGGCTATAAACAAGGGCATCATCAAAGATCTGCAAAACAGAGATCTACTTCTGTTGAAGAAGAACGGCTACCTTCTTCTATCCCTCCCTGAGGTAGATTCCACGCACAGTTACGCCATGGCCCGTTTGAATCTGAAGCCGAACAGCTGGAGACTGTCCTTTTTCGATCGCCTTTTTACTTGGCGTTTTCATGATGTCGTGCGCCGTGAATTTTTCGACAGAATGGAGGATCTCATCCTTGCCAGACATTACGCGGTCAGAACTGCCAGGGAGCTCTCGGGATTTACCGGCACTTTGGAAAACACCCCATGCGATGCCAGCGAGTTTACCCCCGCTACCACGAGTGTCCTCTATCACTTCGGTCTGCAAGCCGTTACTGAAAAGCGCGGGATGATCGAAGAGTTGGAAAAATGCATGGGTTGGAATTACGCGCATAATTGGCACCACCACGCCAACGAACAGTACCAGAAAGGCCAATTTATCGAAGCTTATGTTGCCCCGTGGTCTGTAGAAAACAAACCAGCCGGGCCAGTGACCGCCTTTGCCAATCTCGATTACCAAGGCGTCGTTTGCCACGTGTGTGAAGAATCTGCGAAACCGGGACTCTTCTACACTCATTGCCTTCACGGGACTAAAACCAATTGCAAGCTGGTGTGTGAGAAGTGTTGGTTCAAATGGGCCGGGCGTACCTACGAGGCCAGCAACAACAACAACATCCAAATCACCCGTTGGTGCCTCGCCCTCTTGGCCACTCACCCTCTTCACGATATGCTCCGTTGTCCCCAATGCAAAAAGGAACACTTGAAAGACCAAACCAACGCGATCTACAGGAACTACTTCTCTTGAACGCAGTTTATTGTTTCAATAAATCCTTTTCCGGATCTGGTATTCCCGTCTTGGTAGCCCCGGGGTGGAGCCCTCCGGGTTGATGATGCAGGTCACTCAGTGGGTGAGTCTCTGGGTTCTTGGCTTTTGAGGACTTGTGAGTTTCATGGGTTTCGTGAGGAGTGGTGGGGTTCTTGCCAACCACCAAGTGCCTTTTAGTCAGATATTGGAGGTACACCACAGCAGCTCCAATTCCAAATACCAATAACACTTCTTCCATCTCTTGCTTACCTGTTAATCTTAGGAAAATCACGTGTCCGAAATCACGTGGAAAACTCTTCAAAACGCTTACCCCTTTGCCTTTTAAGGAAGGTGGTGCTTGAAAAAAAACAGAGGGTACCGCCAGGAATCGAACCTGGGTCGCCAGATTCCGCCTAAGCGTGCACAGGAATTATTACCACTAAACTACAGCACCCCCAAAGTTTCCTGTTTCTAACACAGTTTATGACAGAATGAGCATTTTCTCAGCTCCAGGCCCTCTGCCAGCAAGTCAGTTTCCTACCTTACATGACTATGTCCTGTATGGAGGTCAAGCCAGATCAGCCAGCAAACACAACTGGGTTACTCCAAACCCCATTAACCCTTCAAACACGGGGACCACCAAAAACTTTGACGAGACTTTCATCAATCAGCCCTGGTTCCAACAGGCTTTCTTGTTGCGAAAACAGAAGGCGCTCAACACATCACAGGCACTCACATACCTACAAGGAGTGGATATTCCCCTGGAACGGGGTTCCAAGTTCAGAGATATAGGGGGCGGAACCATTGGACACACCCACACCGGGTTACATGGTACTAATGGCTCTCTTTTGTTGCATAAAAGGGATAACGTTATGATCAACAGAAGGGCCATCCCTCCGGGAGGACCTGTCATATACTCTCCTAAATAAAATTCTGCGATCTGATTTCCAATATCTAATTGTTAGTGTAAAGGTTTGCACGCAATGGATGTCGATTTTGCCAGCTATTTTGACCTCTCTTCCCCTGCTCTCCGTGGCAGTGTTCTTGGAGGTCTGGTGTCCTGGGGTATGGGTGGAGGTATTGACAAGTTCAAACGAGATTGGAAGGAAGGAACCGCCAGTTTAGCCAGCAGGGTTGTTGTTTCCGGTCTGATCGGGCTCCCCCTCGAACTGTTGATCGAAATGTCAGGGGTAGATATCCTCCTGCAATACAAGATGTGGGTACTTGCAGTAGCGGTCTACTTTGGGGTGCAGTTCACGGCCACCCTAGAGACCTCTTGGATCACGGGACCCATTCACAGGGTCCTGTCCATGTTGCCGTTCTAGGAACGACAAACAAATAAATAAAACCCGTGATTTCTTGTTTCCGTGTCCGGAATATTTGCCCACAAAATTTTCAAAATGCAAGAGGTAGTCGATCTCGTCGCAGTCTTTGGTGAAGATCCCATCCAACAGACCATAGAGACCATGTTCTCCCACGTTCAAGACAGGCTCCGCGAGGTTATACCCGACGAAACCCCCGAGGAATACTCGAATTTCGTGGAACAGTTCAATCGCCTCCCTTCGAAGGACCGAGTTCGAATTGTGTGCGACAACAAGATAATTGCAGATGTGCAGTTGCTGTATGTAGACGAGCCGGAACCTGGATATGCATCGCGCCATAGGATATACGAGATCACCATGACCGACCGTACCCGCTACATGTTGATTTACACCCGAAGCACCGACTGCACCTACGAGGAATCCCGGCATGCCATTGCTATACTCAACTACCGCCACTTCAGCGGGCAAAAGATGAACGACTTGAAGAACAGCCCATGGAAACAACATTGGATCATGCTTCCATGCAAAAGTGCCTGAGAATCTAAGGCAAAGAAAAGAGAGAATGAAGCAAAAACAAATTTTATCCCTCATCCACGCCATTCAAAACGCGCTCTCAGCCTTAGTGGAAACTATTTCCAAGACCCCCGTCTGTACAAAACCACCCTGACTCTAAAATTGTAAAAAAATAAATGGCTCTCTAACCATTAATTTTGGCATTATTCCCGATTTTCAGGCCCTCCATCCAGGGTATTTTTTTATTTAATCCGATTAATATTGGACCATTGAATAATGCATCCTATATATAGGAGACATTGAGTAGCTCACTTGGTCAATTTAAGAGCGGTAGTAGACCCAGGTTTTTGTACTCCTTTTCACGGGATTTTATTTGCATTCTCGACAATCCACACCTTGGTTCCTTTGATTTTATCAAATTGTTTCCAAACATCTTTGAGTTCTCTCAACGTGTACTCCGTAACAAGCTTCAATCTCCTGTTTTCTTCTTCTACTATTTCCAGCCTACTCTTCTTCTCGCCTCCGTCAAACATCCAAAGATGGCGGCAGATGTGACTCACAGTCCATTGGTAAGACATGTAGGCCGCAGTATAAGCTGTGACACCAAAAGCAAAAGCACCAAAGAGCAGTGTTGCCTCGGACATGGAATAAAAGTTCCGCTCCGTTCCGACACGTGAGTTTCATTTTATTTTACTTTCGTGTAGTCCAGGTCAAGCTTTTCTTTAGTCATTATGACTTGTTGTTTCTTGGAGTAAAGTCGGACAACAAATTGGAATTAAGCGCAAATAGACTAGCTGGTCCGTTTACGCTCAACCTGTCAGCCATAACACACGGTAGGGAGTCCAGGAGACATTGAGTAGCTCACTTGGTCAATTTAAGAGCGGTAGGAGACCCAGGTTTTTGTACTCCTTGACCATGTGAAATTAAAAAGAGACATAACCCTGAGCCCACACATTGGTGTTGCCATTAGGGGATGCGTGTGTCATCGCAGTGTTAGCTGTTTGAGCCCTCAACGGGGGATCAAATTTGATGCAGTAGGGCACAGTCATACTAGCAGGGAGTTGGACCCTAAACCCTTCAGTAGTGCCGTCCAATAACACTTGATAAGTACTGATTGAAGCACTGACGTTCTGTAATTGCAGCGTGGTCAGATAGTTTCGGAGATTGGCACCAGGGGCTGCTCGGAGCGTGGTGAATGTAGCTCCAGTAATGGTTAAATTGGTGGCAAACCAATCGTTCTCTGCAGAGGACCAGGACTTTACAATGGCCTGACCTGCACTAGTCATCATCAGGTCGCTAACATCGCTGTTGACCAACGTTGTGTCAGAAGTGGTAACTACTCTACCAGCAACTCTGACCGGGTTACCAGTTGAGGAAGACGAATGGGCGGTATTTCCTGTGACTGTAGCTGTACCCGTCGTAGTGACTTGCATGTTAGCAGCGGTTGGTTGATGGACTGTGGTGACAGCCCTAGTGTAAGGCAACTGACTGAAGCTAGCAAAAGCTTGAATGGTACCTCCGCTTTGAGCACTGCTCAACCGGAACCTGACGTATCGACAATGGATGCTCCCAACATATAACACGGTGGCACTGGCTGCTAAAGTCGCACTGGTCAACGGAGTGGGTGTGAGACTGGTTAGAAGCTCCATCTGTATCACACCCACTCCCACGCCAGCGGGGTCGTTGGTTTGTTCGAATGCAACAGTTGGTGTTCCAGTTCCAGCAGAAGTTCTAATCATCACGCTCACGGAGTTGGCGTTCCTAACGTCGGTCCACTCATTCACCACTCCAGATAACAAGTTGGCATTAAGTGCAAATAAACTCGCAGGGCCGTTGATGTCTAATCTATTGGCCAAAACACACGGTAGAGAGTCCGATTGGATTGCAGCCCCCAGACTCGGAAGTTGATCTGTAGTCACCGGCTGAGTAGCAGGAAAATTGGACACGCTGACAGTGCCCGACACCGGCTGAGTAGCAGGAAAATTGGACACGCTGACAGTGCCCGACACCGACTGAGTAACAGGAAAATTGGAGATGCTGACAGAACCCCCAACAGCCAGGCCAGGTGAGTCGGAGGCCAGAGTCACAGAAAGAGACTGGGCACTGGGTGCAGGTCCAAGTTGTCTGGGAAGCTGAGATCGGGACATGTTCAGTTGATAATAGTTCTTTATTTACAAGGTTAGAAACTAAATCAGGCTTCAGCTTCAAAGTTTTCCCAAAAGTTGGCCACCGTGATGACTTCTGTGACCACGGAAGCCCAGATCTCGGTGACCGGGTGCTTCCACAGGTAGGTGATGGTAATGGTAGGGGTGATATTGGAGGTGTCTTCGGCACCCACCACCTTGGCGGCCAGTTCGTCGTTTCCAATTCTCAAACAAATCGTTCCTACTTCAGGGGCAGCCATCTGGTGATTCCGGAAATTTTCCTAAACTCCGTGATTAATTTTACACGTGAATCAGATGGAGAAGGCTGCACCTCAACGCGAACGATTAGCGGGACAAGGACGCGGGAGGAAGAAACAGAAAGACACCAAACCTCCTGTCACAGAGCAGGAGTTATTAGACAGTATCACGAAACTGGAGCATTGGCAAAATGAAATAGCTGCTATTCAGACCGAGATGGATGCCCACCTTAAAGAATTAAAGAAAAGGGACGTGGATATAGCTTTATTCAAACAGGCTTTCAAGCTTTGGCAAGGAGAGAAGCGGGACACGTTTGCCCTGTACTGGAAACTTTTGGCTAGAAACTTGATGGTTGACCCTGAAAGCTCGGATGACGATGACACCGAAGATCCAGTTACCGAACATGTATTTAATCCATTCACTAAATAGCTTTAAACATCCTCATCATCCCGGACTTCATAAATGTGATACCAATTACGTTGGCTGTAACCTCGGTGTATTTCACCCCGTCCTAGCGGGTGTAGGTATAATAACCGTATGACAATTGTACCAAAACACCAGGGTTTAGCTTCTAGAACGGTGATTTGGTTTCCTGTATACTTTGAAGTCCATTTAGAACCTACAGGAGGAGGCCAAGGCATGGTTGACTCTGTCATTTCACAGGAATTTTATTTTAAATTTACTGATTCATCTGGTTTGTCCTTTTTTCCCAGTGATTACGTGCACCCCTGGCACATTTGCTTTGTGACCTGATGTAACGCTTTCTACCGCTGCGCGTGATGACGTAAACTCCTCCGTTTGGTCCCACCTTGACACCGTCTTTGGGACATTCCTTGGCGTGGATCCTCTTATTGTATGTTTTGGGCATTGCTGATCAACAGTCAACTTAGGTTTACCCAAAACGGTAAGCCAAAAAATAGCGGGTCCAGGTTTCGATCCTGGGACCTATGGGTTATGAGCCCATCACGCTCCCGCTGCGCCAACCCGCTTCATGAGCGTATTCTAATTTATTGTGCATAGAAGATGCGAAGAAACCGCCCTGTTGGATGGCATCAACCTTACGGCGAGCCCGAAAAGGAGGTGGATCACGAAATGGCACATGAGTTAATGCTCCGCGCAGTCAACGCCAAAACTAAACAAGAGTTTCTGAGATATGCGGCTGACTGGGTTTCCGAATACCAGTTATCCAACTTCTCACATGAATACCTCGTCAATAACAATAACAAAGCAGCTAGAATGGCAAATAAAAAATTCAAGGAAGTTCTTTCAGCTTATTCGCCAGGTGACGACACCCCGTGGAAAAAACATAAAGCCAAAAAGACTGTAGTAAAGCAGGAACCTCCCGCGCCTCCACGTGTTCGTACCAATAGTAGCAAAACCAACAGCAGCCATTCCCGCGTTACCGTGAAGAGGGAATACAGGCCTATGGACGACCCTTCGCCTCACGTGGTACAGAGGGTTATCACAAGTGCCCCACCGCCGTTGCAAATACCCAAACCCAACCCGACAGCCACCAAAAACACTGCCAAAAGAACAGGAACACCCGTGACCAGTAGGGCCTCGTCCCCTACGGGGTCCCGTAAGGAAGTGTGTTTCCAAAAGGCTGATGGTACCTCGGTCAGGTTTGCAGCCTCTAGGTCACGTGCTTGGTGTAACGATAATGCCACCGGAACTTCCAAGGCAACATCCGCCCCAAACAAGAGAAAGGCCAGTGGACCAGCCAAAGCAGCAACCCCCAAGAGGAGAAAAGTAAGCAGCAACAAGGAAGTATGTTTTGACAAAGCAGACGGCACCCCGGTAAGGTTTGCAGCCTCTAGATCACGCGCTTGGTGTAACGATAAGTAAAACTGTTTATTCATATGTAGCGGCTAACCCTATTTACGGGCCCTTTTGGAAGGGTTGTAATCTTTGTCTCTGTCTTCAAGGTCACGGCGCCTCTTTTTGGCCCTGGCAGCTCGTTCTGCAGCTTGGGATTTGGTTTTAGCGTTCCCCTTACTTTTCACCTTCCCATCCTTACCCCTCTCTTTCCAATAACCACCGGCATCCTGATTCTTGCTTCCCGTGTAGTGCGTGAAAATTTCTTCTCCTTGTTTTATCACGCGGTCTTTGCCTCCAGGTCTCCCGTTGGCCACCACCAATCTGGGTACAATCACGTGGCTTAAAGCTTTGTTACCCGACTTGATGTGGTCGGGTTTGGGGTTTTCAATGGTATGGGTGTTTGTTTGTTGTAAGACAGCTTGATTCTTTTCCCTGGCCCGCTTCTCGTCCCACCCATCTTTTCCCATCCCCCTGTCGTTGGCCCTGATGGCTACACCATCGTTCGTCTTGGTGGGATTCAGGTAATAGGTGGATCCGCCATGGATCATCTGCACTGCATAGTCGGTGTTTTTGGCTTTCTTAATCTGCGCCTCGTTCAGATAGTTCTTATGTACTTGTCCGTAATCTGCAATGACACCGTTCCTGTCGTCACCGGGGTGTGTTTTTTTACCGTTGGAGAATATGACCTCGCCCGGTTTGGCACCCGGCTTATCTGCAAATAAACCCATACCTGCCCCTTTGATGGTACTAGGTTTCACCCTGAGAAACTCCTCCTTTCGCAAGTGTTGCCAACAGTAAGGGCCCGTGGTACAGGCTCTGTTTTTGCATTGGGTCCCGCTAACGGTCTTACCAGTACATCTGGCACAACTCTTTGTAAGCGACATGCTGCTCACAGAGTATGTCAGAAATGGGTGTAATTTCTATGTATACAGGGTAAGTAGGAGGTCATGGCCAACAGAAGAGCTGTAAAGGATCCCGTACCCCTGGACCCCTATTACCACGGTGTACAATACGACCCAGCCATCGAATCCGGGGGGGTGGTCAAAGAGAAGCCAATCAAATCGGCGGACAATTTGTTTCACTACAACGTTCCGGGGTTTCACGGGTTTGCGGCCAAGCATAGACGTAAGAACAACCCTCCAAATTTACCGGACGGGCTATTAGCAGGGGAGGTCTTTGACGCCAACGAGTGGGAGACAAACAAGAATGACGAAAATGAACTACAGGCCTATCACAGCGACACCAACGCGTCGTTCAATATCAACGAGCTCCGATTCTTCACAGAAAATGTGATTACACCAACCCAAAAAGCGTTTGGTAAATACGTTTGGTCTGTTATGGACCCAGAGGTTGTACAGGAATTATACAACATGCAAGACAAAGCCCCTGGTAAGGTGGACGAGAAGGTCGCCATGAGAACAATGTCCAAATTGTACCAGATGGCATTCAACACGGTGGTGATGATAGTTTTGGAAAATTTCAGCAAATACAGCACGCTATTGAGGACAGCCCATTTGTGGAAGGACATGGATGTAGAGGACATAGAAAAGAAGTTTTTGGACAGATACAAGTATGATCAGACCACGCCCGCCTCTGAAGTGGACCAAATTACGCAAGACATGAGGATAGCAATGGAATATATCTTGATAAAGAGAATCAAACAAGACTTGGCCAAACAAACCGAAGCCACAAAGGACCCCGGCAAACTTTTGAAGGACATCAACGCCAGTTACATCTTCCACACGGGCAACGAACGGAAGGTGGAAATGAATCTCAAAGCGGAGTACGGGACGCGACAGGCGTTTCCAGAGCAGTTCAGTCCTAAACACCATGGATCAGACATTAGAGAGATTTTACGATTCGACAAGTTTGACCCCAAAGGAGATGAAAGCGGCTATTTTGTTCAAGTCCTATTATCGTTTGCTCTACCCTTGGCCTACTTGGTATGGTTTGAATGTGCCTTGGTAAAAACGGTGCATTACGTGGATCACTACCGCAACACCGTAGCCGGCGTAGACTGGAGGGACGGACACTATGACGAACATAACGATCTGTTAATGAAAATAGCACATTCCGCTCACCCCATCGACTCCTACTTTCTAGCTTTTGTGAGAAGAATGCTGATAAAGTATGAAACCCCGGAAGAGTTATTTGATAATGGTCAAAAAATGGCATTCGAAGTCTACTACTTAGGTGTTTCTCACTTGTTGCACAGTCTGTCGGATATACCAAAGGGGGAACCGGATAGGGAATTGGTTTATAACAGGTCGTTCACCACTAGACCCACGTTCCTATGGGGGTTTATCATGAGCAAATATGCACACACCCTGTGGGTTTGGAAACACCGCGACCCGGAAACAGGGAGAATCAGAAGGGCTTCCCGAAAAAAGTCACCCCCAGAGTCGGTTACTTTGTCAGGTGAACCCAGCGAAAGCACGCCAGACGAACCCCCCGAATCACCCCCCGGATCGCCACCGCCACGTAGACGGGCACCCACACCATTTGCATACGGACCTGGTCGTTCTTCCGTCAGTTCTGTTGATGAAGGACCACCGGGTGGATTCACGCCTAGAACCAGTGCCAGCCCTGCCAGGTTTGAAATTCCAGAGCTCCCGGGTACTACTGCTACACCCCCCCGCAATCCGGCTCCCGCTCCCACCCCTAGCGTTCCCACCCGGTCCACCTTTACTAGACCCAGAGTCTACGACAGACAGGCCAACCTGGCTATCAGAGGGAAAGTGAAACAATTTCATGCAGAAACCCCTGACAAACTGAGCGACAGCGACATTAAGTACAAGGGCGAAACAAAAGACGTGCTAGGCAAGCCCGTTTACGTTTATCACAGCAAGAAGCATAACATGTATTTTGTCATCAAGTACTGTTGGCAAAAGGTGAAACTCAACAGCAAGTACGTGAAGGCCATAGAGAAGGCCAAAAGAAGCACCAGGAAACCACCAGAAGAAATGGCAATGACTTTGGTAAACAAGAAAGGAAAGGGCAAAAAATAAACAAGGGGTGTTTATTTGCTGGCATCCCCTAGTTTCAAATTCATGCACTGCATTTGTGTCAACTGCTTGTTTGTCTCTTCTAGCCCCTCCATCAATTCGTCGGATTTTTCGCCCAGGTGTATGAGCATCTGCTCCAATTTGGCCACTCTTGTCCGGAGTTGCTCGTCTGGCACTATAAGCTTCGAAGGGCCGGAAGTCGTGGCAGCAATACCCACTTGAGTCCGGAGTTGAGGTGGGTCAAACGAATCAGGGACCGTATCGCAGACCCACCTATTTGCCACGTTGGGGTCGTTTTGCTTGGACGGTTCCCAGGTGCTTCGACTGGGTCGTTTATCCCAGTTTCTTTCTTGGGCCGGGGGGCGTGGCTGGTTCTTACAAGGGACAGCAGGCCTTCCCTTCCTATTCCAATCTGTTGCCCACATGTAGAAGGGGTTGGAATTTTTGTTGCCCGGACATCCACACGTGACGTAGTACCGGCCGTAATTCTTGTCGCTCTGGCTCTGCACCACCAATACGGCGTTCCCACAAGCGGCGAAACCATAGTCTTCTATCATGAGTAGGACGGGAGTAGCGTGTGATAGGTAATCGGAATTAATTTCAAAATAATGCTCCGAGTTAAGGGACTGCACGAGCTGGCAAGAAAAAAGAAATACCAGGAATCACGTGCCACACGTGCCTGGAAATCACGTGGAAAACTCTTCAAAACGCTTACCCCTTTGCCTAATAAGGAAGGTCCGTTTTTTTGCGAAATGTCGAGCGAGCCACAGCTCCCTGAAGAAGCTTCCTTACTGGACTATTTATTAGACAGAAAAGACACGGAGGGCATCGACGCGGATCACTTCTGTGGGATCAAACAAGGCTCGGAAGACTGGCACAGACTGAGAAACGAAGTGTTGGAATTGACGGGGTCAGAATTTGCAGCTGCCGTCGGGGCAGACGAAGGCAAAAGCCGAGCTTCTCTCTATTACAGGAAAATAGGAGGTGAGAGCCCCACCCCCAGTCCTTACCTGGAAATGATGTTGGCTTACGGCCGAGACAACGAACCTGTCGCGTTGGAAGAGGCAAGAGTGCTGCTACCCATGCTCACAAATGCCAAAAACATAGAGGAGACGGGGACTTGGGTGTTTCTGGACGTTAGATGCCGACTGGGCTCCACCCCGGATGGTATCATCACTTCCTCTACCAGTTGCCATCAAGCCATCTTGGAAATCAAATGTCCGTTTAAGGCTCCCCCCTACCAATCCCTCAAAGAACCCCGACCCTACATCAAAAATTCCCACTACATACAAGTGCAGATGGAAATGATGGCGACATCCACGGATGTGGGGTTTTACTATGTATGGACCCCAGAAGAAAGCATATTGGCAAAAGTGAAGGCCGCCCCCATGTTCCAAGCCGACGTTCTACAGAAAGCCGAAGACTTTATATTGGACCACGTGAGACCCAAACTTCCCCCCAAAAGGGCAGTGGCTGGGTTGAAAGACGACTGGACCTACAAAGTAAAGAGAAGTTGCGATAGCTGTATACAAGAAATTTGGGTTCTAGCTAAGGGTGATCCGGGGTACACCCCACCTGACGAATGGTCCGTGTCGCGCATCTACGAAAACGCAGGGGTATACAAAGAAAACAATGCCAAAATGTACGAAATCGATCACTTTAATAAAACTTAAAAATTACACCAACAATTCTCTAAACAGCTCGTGTCTAAGCCCCCATGTCCCGTCCCTTTTCTGACACAAGTGCTTCTTTTTCACGTAACTTTCATGTCTGTAGTAAAGCTTCTTGGAGTCTTGCCAGGGAGTGTACTCAAACTCCAAATGGTACCACCACCCAATGACAGCCAAGGGGTCCTTCCAAAAAGCCCGAGGTACCCACCGCAACTCCTTCACCACGTCATCCAATAAGGGTTTTGATACTTTTTTAGTGTGATAAAGGTGCTGGGCCACTTTAAGAGCTGCCTCCTCAACCGTGATCTGGTTTCTGGTTGTTGGATGGTGGTCTTTCCTCCTCTTCCGACTCGACTGTTTCTGGATCGCCTGTGTCGACTTCGGTGAGTTCTTCTTCGTCGATGCTTTCTTCTTTAGGGGTGACTCCTTGCATGGCCGGGGCATTTTTTTTCCGTTTTTTATTCTTCTCAGGTTTCTTCATGGATGGACTGGGCAGCCAGACCCCCAATACAAAGGTGATCAAGTTGCTGTAGAAGGTGTTGTCCAGCTTGGCAAACCCACCCATCAAGCCCCATATGGCAACCACGAAGGCCAACACCGAGAAGAAGGTGGCAACCACGAATTGCCAACACCTGTATGTACAAAGGCTGATGGACAAACAACTGCAACATCTCTTGTAACTCTTGCTTCTGTCCGACTTACAGTCTGAACAGCTCATCTTATTCAAACTTACTATTTAGAGATGTCTGGAGAAATGTGCTGGCAACTTGTGCAGCTGGTCCAGTCGTGTAGGCGGGAGTTGAGCATCGGTAAGTTGTAGGTATCGAGTTCGAGTCCAGCAAGTCGCAAGTTTTTTCTACTTTTTTCTTCGAGCACCACCTTCCTTAAAAGGCAAAGGGGTAAGCGTTTTGAAGAGTTTCCCACGTGATTTACGGAAACAAAAATTCCGAAACACGTGACGATGGAAGCACAGGCTTTTAGCTTCGAAGAGATTTACCCTCATGTCGAGGGTCACGTCATTACAGAGTGCAAACGGGGGCATTTTTTGGGACAGGAAGAAGTGGTTTTTTATTTTGTACAAGCTCACAATCCTCAAAACGAAGGCAAGTGGATGCTCAGGTTTGGCTCGGAAATCAGTTACCTGAGCCCTTCTCTTTACGCCGCTCTGTTCAGGATGACTTACGAGGAGGTCTTGGGTCAGACCATGGCAGATGGGACCACGTTCACCTTGGAAAAGGCCTTGTTCAAGGGTAGGACCATGGCGGAGACTTCCTCTTGTGGAACCAAAAAATCGACCATGACCCCCGTGACCAGAGGTGTAACAAAAACGCGGAAGAAAGCCACCACGGAGTCAACAACCCCTAAACCACAAAAAACCACCAGAAGCCGGAAAACCAAGACAAACACCCTGACACCTACACCCTCCGATAAGGTCTATTATTCCGGGTTGGATAAAAAGAACATTTCCCTCCTGGCATCTCTCCGGAAGGTGGACCGGATGAAAGGGGACAACACCATGGAAACGGAGTTTGTGGACAGTTTATGAGCAATTTTATTTACCTAGCTCCCTTCCATAAAATAAACAGGGTTACCCCTATGACCGCCATGACCATCAGGGGTTTTTGCTCGATCCCCATGTCTGCCAGAAAGGACTCGAACGGGTTGGAAGCCACCGAGGCTTCGGCTTCTTTCTTTTTCTGCTCGTGTACAGGGTCCGGGACCACTTCGGCTGTCTTGCCGCGTCGCCCCTTCGACGCGGTTACCGGGTTAGGGTCGTTTTTTGGTATGTTGATCACATGTTCCGCCTTGGAGTTTGCCCCGGTTTGACCGGCTTGAAAAGGCTTGTGTACCCCGGCCTTGTGTGCGCCCGAGAGAGACATTTTATTTATTTTTACTCCTTGTAATTAAAACATAGAAATTATTGTTGTTGTTGTGAGATTTGCAGGCAACCGTACTCGCACATGCAGGCCGCATCGCACAAATGGTGCTTGGGGTTGGGGACCTTCCATAGCTCGGACCTATTCTCTGCCAGCGCCCTTTGTTCTGTATAATAGGCCTCCAGTTTCTTTGCATACCTTTCTTCGGAGGCATCTTTGTTTGCCTTGTTTCCCGTTTTCTTGACCCCGTTACCGTCTTTGCCCACGTTGAAGCCTATCCCCTTCTTCCAGGTTTTTGGGTGCGGAATGTGGAAGTCTATCCCGTTTTCGAAGGCGATGGCAGCCAAGGCCGTTTCGGGGATGGTCTTGCACCTTCCTCTCTGCTGTTCCACCCACAAGCTGATCCTCCTGTGTTGAGTGTCTAGGTTGTTGTGTAGGGAGTACTGAAAAATGTTGCGTATGATTTGCATGATGCAGTGGTGGCAAGACTCTATCATGTAACTCTCCCAATGCTCGGCCTTTTCGAATGTGTCCTTTCTCTTCATCTGTTGTTGGAACCAGCACACTATGGGAGATGCAGAAATGTCGTCTTCTTTCATGTGGACCGTTTTGAAAGCCAAGACGTTCAATTGAGGGTCGATGCCTATCACAAAAACGGGCTGTTTTTGCTCCGATTGCATGGTTTTTATTGTAAATTGTTTAGATTATAGCTCAGGGGTAATCCACGTTGCTACCAGCGTGTAATCCCATCCCGAACTGCCCGTAAATTGGGCAGGTGAGGCATCGCTGTCCCTGACAAAGTATACGCCCCCTCCTGAATCTATCCTCATGGACCCCACCAACCCCGTGTCCACGGCACCCCCCGACCTAAAAGCCACGGGCACCACCACCTCAGAGCCCACGGGGGGTCTGTAACCTGTTGGGATTTGAGCGTTGAATTGGATGACGGTTACAGGACTGCTTAAAGTAGCTACTCTGGGGGCCACGGCAATGGTGATGGTACGGTGAGCTCGTGAAATTTCGGCATTCACTGTCCCAAATTCAGGGGGGATAGAAGGTGTCATGGTGAGCGATGTCCCTCTGAAATAAGGAGTCCATAACGACAGCAATATCTCGATGTTGGTAATTGCCGTCTCTGCCGCGGTCATTCTAGCTTCCAGGTCGTCCACCCTGTCCTCTAGGTCCTGTATTCTACTCAAGTTGTCCTCTTCCAAGTTGACGTTACCCCTGTACAGAACGCCGTTGTTGAGCCAGACCGTTCTACTACCCACGTTCAACGCGGTACCGGGGTTGGTAGAGCTGGAGGCCATGACAATCCCCTTGAAAGGCTCCGCTGGCATTTCTGTGAATGGATCATAGTTGACAAAGTTGCTGAACCCTCTACCGGGTAAGCCCAAATCTGCGGTGGACATGGTCGTTCTGATGTATTCATTAGAATTTGGGACTTTAAGGGCTAATCTAATGAGTGGATTGAGTAGACCATGTACATGAGCATACCCGTGAGATTTGATCTGCAGACGGAAATACCGTGGCAGCCAATCAAAGGAATTAAGATAGCCCCCACCCCTTCAAACCCAAACAGCTCCGAATTTTCCAACAGCACTTTGTGGTTCAACAGTACGGACGGCCACCTCTACGTGGGCGCCACAGATATACAAACCGGGGGTGTAACAGGCCCTAATATTTCAGAAGCCGGTAATTTGGCCATTTTCAGTAACTCCACGGGAGACGAACTATCTAATAGTTTTTTGGTTTTATCTGAATCCAACGACGGCTTCAGTATAACTTCTGACGGAAACAACCTCCTGACTGTGAACAACAATGAAATAAGGATAGGAACCTATTCAGCAGAGGCCTTTATGTGCGGTATTCACGACAGTAATACCTACAACGGTGATCATAGAGTTGTCCATGTGGATTCTAGTGGAAAGTTACATACCACATTGGCTGGTCTATCTACTCTCATTGGTGAACTTTTCTACGACAATCCCGTTACAGACACGTTGGCCTTGACCTTCAACACAGCCGCCAAAATAGCCCCTGCCACGCTCTTTGCCTTTAACGGGGGAGGGTTCAATTCCCCAAACAACGGGGATCTTAGGTACCTCGGCATTCAGTCCAGGACCGCGCAGGTCAGAGTTTCTATTTGTGCCAGGCTAGTTGCTGGTTCAAATTGCTTGTTAAATTTTGACATTTACAAAAACGGATCCAAAGTGACAGGCTCTGGTAGCCAAGTCACTTTTGTAAGCTCGGGCGTGTTTCAGACGCACAGTTTTCAAAAATTAGTCAATCTGGATACCAACGACGTGTTGAGCGTTTTTGCAACCAACCTGACGGACAGCAACGACATACAGATTCAAGGCTTCAACTTGACAGCATCGGTGGTTAATTGAGAGGGCTCAACAGTCTCATCTAAGCCTATGGTGAGATAACAGTAGGACACCATTAGTTCCCAACATTTCGCCGTCATACAAGGTGGATCAACCCAAAAAACAATGGAGGACCAATCTATACAACCTCATTCCCCCCATCCTCAGGCTCAGACTCCAAACCTCGGTGAGGGATTTCATAAAAATCTTCGCAATTCATACGTGGAGCTCAAAGTAAGCAGGGCCGTTTACACGGGACAATGTGCCTCTTGTAAAAAGGCTTTCACCTCGGACACTTTGGTGGTGGCCGTGGATTCCCCCCACTTTGTGCTATTGCACGACAAGTGCGTGCCTTTCTATCCCTACGACAATTCCTATCCTCACCCGTTCCCGCTCAGTTTTTATACCCAGAACAGCTATTTCACGCGCACGTGAGAATCAACAAAAATAAAAAATATGTAAACCGGAGTTACGTGTCAAATTTTCTAAACTCTCAAGTAAGGTACACTTGACCACAGCTCTCCGAGCCCCTTTGAAAATGGAAATCTATTCGCAAGTACCTGCAACGCCCAGGGATGGTCCACGAGACTCTATTAGCAGCGACGAGGAGGTAGAAGAAACGGAGGAATTTTCCTCGAGCAACGATCAAAAAGTAGAAAACAATAATAGCGAGACCAGCCCCAAGAAGGAGAAGAAGCAAAGGAAGAAGCCTCAGAGGAAAGAGTGGACTCCTGTAGAGGTGGGGGTAGACGAAAAGGGGCGCAAACTGTTTAAGGGCCCCCTGGATGGTATATTCACCGAGATCGAAACCAAGACCGGAAAGGTGAGGAGGGTGTATTTTAAGGAAAAGAACCAACGCCGTGCCTCCGGGGGTGGGGACGAGGACAATAGCAAGAAAAGGAAACGCGACCCTGAAGACGGGGATGCCGAACCTAAGCCCAAGAGGAAGAGGGTCAGGAAGGCCAAGCCCTCCCCATCGGAACCTTTGGAGTCTGGCGAGATTGCCGAAAGTGAGGATTTGTAAAATTTAAACACTATCTCTCCGGGAATAAAAAATCCCTTCACATTAACCCTTGTCACGTGCAAAAATATTCCAGGTTTATGAGCGTGCAACAGCACCTCAAATTGGACAGTCATTGTAAAAATTGTAAGAGCCCCCAAATAGTGATTGACAACGGAGAGTATGTATGCAGACAGTGCGGAAGAGTTCAGGGACCCACCTACAACGAAAACACGTCTATCCAATTTTTGGGAAACGACAGCAACGGATACAAGAGAATTTTTTATTTCAACGAAAGAATATCTCGATGGTGTTGCGTCGAACCTCGCATTGCTCCTGACATATGGGAGCTTATACATGACGAAGCACTGGCCCGAGATCCAAAGGATGCTACCAAACCAAAGTACCCCGGAGTCGGAACCGCTTGCAATAGAAAGCTTATCGGGGAAATACTCCGAAATGTGAAGATAGACCCCATCATGGCAGAAAAACACAGGTCCAGAAAATTCAAAAGACAACCTCTGACCAAGAAACGGTTCTACGACAAGTACTACGAAAAGTGGAAGACCATCAGGTGGAAACTGACCGGGGATGTCCCCATAAGACCCAGTCATCAATTGGTGGCCTGCGTGAAAAACATCTTTCTGGCCCTACAGACCCCCTTCGAAATCTACAAGCATCACAAGTCATGTGATGGGAGGAAGCATTGTCAGAAGTACTTTAAGTGCGTGCACAACTTTATCAACTACGACTACGTGATAAGAATAGGGTTACAAATTGCGGAGAAGAAACATGGGTTTGCAGGGGCCTACGATTTATTCAAGGAAGAATTTACGCTCCCGAGCAAAAAAATTGTCCAAAGGAAACTGAGACCTTTAATGACTCAGATGGTAAGATACAACGGATGGGAAATGCCCAATAAAGATTGAGGGTTAAAATTCGTTGTTTGCCGAGAGATAGGAATTGGTGTAATTCCCAGTAGCAGTGAATCTCATTCTGTCTTTCCTTCCAGCCGACTTTCCTGACTGTTTCGCAACTGTCTCTCTGTTTTTTCGCTGCATTCGTCTCTGGGCTTGCGGGTCATTCAGAAAAGCTCTAAACTCATCCGCTTCTTCAGCAGTGTCAAAATGTATAATAGAACCCCCGGGCATAGAGACCGCGATTTTTCCCTGTCCGTAACTCGGCTTTGTGGATTTTTTACTTTTCTTGCTTCCCTCCTTGTCCTTGCCTTCCGAATCCTCGACTGGCGCCTCAGGTTTTGCAGGGTAATGAAACTTAAAATACTTGCTCTTTGTTCGGGATTTATCCTCTTCATCGTTGACCCTGATCGTGTAATCGACCGACCCGTCCTTATGTTCGACTCTTCTGTAATTTGCAGGGGTATCTGCACTTTGAGATAACTCGATGTGGGGAGTCCATTTTGGGGACCATTTCTCCCATAAATCGATAATAGCTTTGTCGTTTTCCTGTTTAGTTTGTGTATACTTTTCCATCTCAGCAGCAAAACTCTCTCGTCTTTCTCTTTTCAGTCTTTCAAACGTAGTTTCTTGAGCAGGGCTTGTTTCAGTTTGAGGAGTAGTTTCGGGTGTCACGGTGTCGGGAGTAGGAACAGACGGGGTTTCTGTAATAGGGGTGCCTGTTATGCCTTCTTCCTCGTCCATTTCCTGGTCACCTTCGATTTCCACTGCCATATCCTTAGCCCCAGGTTGGTAATGAGCTCCTGGGAACGGTTTACGGGGTTCATCGTCGTCACCCCCTATTCCCGTGGCCGTGCCGGTGGTCGTTGTTGATGGGGTTGGTGTTTGCCCGATATTAAGTTCAGCAGCCATTTCTCTAAAATCTCTCCTAGTTAATCCCGCAAGTGGGTGATTGGGGTTATCAAAAAATCCCCTGCCATGCGGTCTGCCAGAACTGCGTCTTCGTAAGTCTCTAGATCTGGTTGTGGGTACGGGTTCGGGAGTTTTTTCTACTGGTGCTGTTGGGGTGGCGGGCACAGGTTCTGGTTTTTCTTCTTCTACTGGAACCTTTTGGACCGTGGTAACTTTGTAAGGTTCCTCCAGTCCAGTTGCCATTAACTGTTTGGCTGGCCGTTGGTCTTCATCTGGCGCAAACTCCCGTGGTGCCTTTCGTTTTCCAAGACGTGTTGATCTGATTTCTGTTGATCTTTTTGTTTGGGCGGTCACTCCCTCCGGTAAGGCTTGGAGTGCTGCCATGGATGCACCCATCAGCGACACGCTTCTTACTATGGAACCCTGTAGGTTGTACGCGCCGTTACCTAAAAGGGTCCCAGCTGCTGTTGCCAGGTTGGTGGCCTTGGTCCATTGAGATTCCACTATCTCATAGGATTTTTGTAACGTTTTCCTAACTTTGGGTGTCGCAAAATGAATACCAGCCGTTCCTGCTTTCTCGACCATTTTTTTGACCTCCATGCACTTTTGAAACCACGGAACCAGTGCTTCTATAATGCCCTTTTTTTGCTCTTTTATCTCCTCGGGGTCATCATCTTTGATGAAGGTTTGTATTTCTTCTTCGGCTTGTAACACTTCCGTGTTCTTTGATGGCACAGGGATTATGTTTTGCTGGGCCATTTCCATCCCCGTTGTGACGTTCGAGATGGTGAGGTCGACATCTTTGCCAATTTCCTGAAACACAAATTCCTCCGGTTGAGATGCTGCCTGGCTTTGCAGCATTTCCAACCCTTTGGACATGGAACTTTGTAACTTTGATGCCTGTGTTCCAGTCACGGCTAGGGTGGCTTGTACCTGTTCCCACGTATCCGTCAACTCCCGTATCTCCTGATCTTTGGTAATCAGTTTTTCTCTGAGAATTCTTATTTGTTTTTTTGAATCATCTCCACTCAGTATCATTTTCTCGATTTCAGCTTTTAAGTCACTCTTACGGTTTTTAAGTTGGCTTATTTTGGCTTCTAAAGTGGTAGCCGTCTGTTTTGCTGTTTTGTTGCTTTCCTCCAGCTTTTTCATAACAGCGGTTTGGTCTTTTAGTTGTTGTTTCAAGGCGGTTAATTCCGCTATTTTTTCCATATCCTCTTGTGTTGGTGCCGTAGATTGCTGTTGGATTTGCGATGCTAAAGCTTGTGCCCTCTGGTCTATGTATGTTTGTACATGACTGTGATAAGCGCTCACAAATGCTCCTACCGCCTCTTCAGGAGCTACATCTGCTTGTAGAATGGACTTTAATTGTTGCCCCGCTTCAGGGGCAAAAGTCCTCAAAAGGCCATCGAGTAAATTTACATGATTACGTGTCTTAAATTCCAGACTTTGGACTGCCAAAGTTGCCTGTGTCGATAGCTGGGTTAAAACCGCGTCCTTTTGCTCCATTGCCATGGTATGGTGTGTTTGTAACTGTGATAGGGACTGTCTGTTTTCACTTATCAAGTTTTCCCGCATCTGTTTCAATGCTTCATCCCTCTCTTTTTTCATTTCCTCACGGACCTGTCGCAATCCTTCTTCCAGTGCCTGTTTTTTCTCCTCTTCCCAACGTTCTTTAGCCTCCTTCAAGGCTTCCTCCTTCTCTCGTAAGAGGGTTTCTTTCAACTGAATTTCAGAGGCTTCCTTTTCGGCTGTGACAGCAGCAGTTTGTGACTTTGCCTTTTCGATCTCCGCCTTCAGCTTGGCTATATTTCTTTCCATTCTGGTTTTGTTTTTCGTGTGTTGAGACACTTGTTGCTGTACCTGCCGCTGTTTTTCTTCAATGGCTTTTTCGTATATTTGTGTGATTTCCCTAACAGTCCCTTTAAACTCTGCGGTTGTGGTTTCGTAAATAGCACTCTTATCTGATTCAAACTTTGCTACTTTGCTGGCAACAACAGCCTGGTTAAAGCTACTTTGCATATTTGACACCCTTTGTAGTTCCTGCAGTGCGCTCTGTTGTAATTCCGCTTTGTACTTTTCTATCTGCTCCTCGGCTTCCTTTTTCTGTGCTTCTATTTGCAGCTGCAACTTTCCGACTTCTTCCGCGTGTGCTGCTTTGAGTTTTTGTAGCGCTTCCACATCAACCTTGTGTCCACTTTTGAGGGTATCCGCCATCAGCTGTTTGATAAATAACACTGTCCTGAACTCGTCGGGTTCTGGGCTAGGAGGGCTTGTTTGATTGTCTGTTGCAACAGGAACCGTAGTGGTAGTAGTTGTTGTAGTTGTAGTGGTAGCTGGGGCCTCAATTTTATCAGACTGCAGCCTTTCTTGTAGTTTCTGTAACCTTTCGTAATTAAGTTGTACATCGGTTAATTTCCGGGTTTGCTCATCCAGTTTTTTTTTCATTTCTTGTTTGCTGGCCAGTGTATCCTGCACTATCTTCTCTTTTGCTTTAAGTTCATCTTGCATATCCTTTTGCTGTAACTTCTCTCTTTGTGAAAAGTTTTTCAATTCTATGGTTTTTGCACGTAATTCTTTTTCCAGCTCCTCCATTTTTGCTTTTGTTTCTATCACCGAAGCTGTTGCAGGAGGAGGTGGTGGGTCTCGGGGCTGGGTAGTGGTGGTAGTAGTGGTAGTTGTTGTTGGGGGGGGTTGTGGCTTAACAGGCGTGGATGGTCCAGCAACTGGTAATGCCATTTCTTTGAGTTGACTCTTCAACGTGTCAATGCCGCTTTGCAACCGAGTGACGTCTTGGCGCAGTTCCGTGTAACGGCTGGTGTCCGCTGTGGAAATAGACAGAGCTGCAGACTTTTGAATGTTATGCACAGCCTCTTGTAATGCTGCCGCTTGCTCTACACTTACGCTCCGGAGCCCTTCTTTCAGTTTTTCTTGCAACTCCTCTTGAAATTTTCTGGGTGCCAGGGGGTTACTTAAAAAATTGTTGAGGGGTTGAAGTTGTTGTTGTATCGCTTGTTCCACCGTAGCAGGTGATAAACTGTTGACAGCGGTCGTGATACTGCGAACCGATTCGTCCATAAAACCCCGGACTTCAGCTATGGCGGTTTTAAGTTCCTCCATATCCTGTACGGTGACCGGCACCCCATCATCCGCCACACCGTCTGGAACGGGCACAGGGGCAGATATGACTCCCGGTAGAGAGGCACGACCAGCTGTGTCTGCTTCGGGGTCTATCTGTATCAAACTGATAATGTCCTTGTACTCATCTTTTTTAGGGTTTCCCGATTTGTACTTTTTGGTGGTAACGCGAGCAGACCTCCAAAAAGCTCCATAGTCTTCTTGCATTTCCACGTAACCAGTCATACCGTTCGATATAAACAACTGTTTCGTTGCAGTAGTGTCTGCTGTCCACCATTGTTTGGCCTTCCGTAAGAAATTAGCTGGTGTAGATTTCGGATCGGCCATTGCAACACCTTCCTTGGTGGCAGGTACGTCTTCTTTCCAACCCAAGTATTTGTTCCAATCATACAGAAACTCGGCACTGCTCCTGTCCTCCCATCCACCACGCACTATGTATTTGTAAAAGAGGTAGTGTTCGGATATGCCGTCCAAGCCCGTGGTATTTGCCTTGATCACCAACCTTTGTAAAGCCTGTATAAAGTCGATCTTGGCCTCTGCGAACGAATTTACGTAGCTTCTCACCTCCTTGTCGTTGATCCTATGTCTGTACCAGGGTGTCTTTTGGTGATCATCCTCCACCCCTTTGCCTTGCAGCCAAGCAAAAAAAGATTTGGAAAATTCTGCATCCGCTTCGCCGCTAAGGTTGGCATGCTCGACCTGTATCTCCCACATGTTCCAAGCGTTCAATGTGGCCTGCATGTCGCTCTTTATGACCTCTTTTTGATAGGCAGTGGCCCCTTTCATGGTTTTGGCAGCAGCCTTGATTACCGCCTGTCGCCTCTCTTTGATCCATTGCTTGATCTGTTTCACCTTCACATTGTCTCGGGGTTGTATGTTGTCCAGGAACTCCTCCGATAACAAGTCGCTTTTGGGGGGTTGAAATTTTTTGGTCTTTTCAACATATCCCTTGTCGGGAGCCCCTCTGTTGGTGGAGAGAAGGCCTCTCTGCATGGAAAAAATCTGCAAAGACTTCTAAACCAATGGGTTAGAATTAAAGTCGTCTATGGAGAAACACCCCGTGACTCATAAAATTACGGATATCAACCACCCCATGTTGGTTCAAGTGAGGAACTCTAGCGTAGACTTGACCCACTTTGAACGTTTGCAAGCCAGAAACGGACAGAAGACGCTGTTTTACCCTCGAAACATGAGTTTTCCAGAACTACAGCACAAGTATGCCGAAACATTGATGGGGGACCCCATTAAGGATGCTATCGAACGTTGGCCCATGGCTTCCAAGTACAGGAGGATGAACACCACCACCATCAGGGACCCCGACCTTCCTACCTTTACTCACGGTACTGGGTGGTATAAGGACGCCATTAAGTCTAGCAATTTACACCACGGTAAAAACAGACTTTTGCTAGACCCGGGCCAATATGCCAACAGCAAGTAACATTAAATAAAAAAGATATATACTTTGTCCCTCACTCTTTTCTAACAGTACAATTAGTAAACAGGAAATGTCCAATCCCTCCGCTCATCTGAACAGACAGTTTGGTGTCATCAGCGCTTTCATTTACAATGAACTGCTCGATGCCACAAAGTATGCCTACAGAGGCTACAGGACGGAACGTGCCAAGCATTTCGAGTACAAGACCGTCAGCCCTGTGGTCAGCACTGTGACTTTGGGGGCGGGCAATTATACAGATTTTGAATTGCCCCCGCATGCAGACAAGATTGGTCAAATTTCCATCAAGTGGGACCAAAGTGCTCTCACCACCACGGGAGGGACCTACCGCAGGTTTTGCGACTACTTTCCCTTGGTGTTGGTAGAGAAGATTGACCTTGTGTATGGGTCCAACACCGTTTTTACCCACAGACCTGAAAAGAAGTTCTGGAAGATCAAGCACCATCTCTCCCAGGAGTCCCTGGCCACCGAAAGCGCATTGCTGTTTGGTGAATTGAGTACCACTCAAAGAAACACGCTGGCGGCTGCAACACAGACCGTCATTTATAACGTGGACTTCCCATTTTGTTTGGGTACGGACAGATTTTTGGAACTCCGTGCCTTGGCCTACCAACCTACCGTGAGGGTTTGGTGGCGAAACTTGAACAATGTCGTTCAAACCGACGGTACCGCTTTCGTTTCCACCGTCAGCAACATCTCTCTGATTGCATACCAACTCCACTTTGACGCCGAGGAAAGAGATTTACACGTTTTTTCCACAGAAACGGACCACGGGTTGATCAAGCTCCACGAAGAGGCCAAGGTAGACTACAGCACGGCCCAAAACATGATCCCTACCGGAACCTCCGGCGAATTTGAAATTGAACTGAAGCACTGGAAAACGGAGATCAGATTCCTGGCTTTCTTCTTGAGACCCCGGGCCAACATCACTCCCCCCAATCCTGCCAAGAACCTGTGGTACGAAACTCACACCTTCCGCCCCATCAACCGCTTCCGCATTTTGACGGGATCCAACGAAGAGGTTATTCCCTGGATAGATGGAAAGTTTAACCTGTACGTCATGCACGAACAGTACTACTTTGGTATCCCGGGAGCCGTCATGTACTTTTACTCTTGGGACGACCATCCCGTCGATGAAATGAATCCTCACGGTGCCTACAATTTCCAGGGTTTGGTCAACCCCAAACTTGTACTTGACCTCGGCACCACCGCCCTGACGGAAGACTACGATGTGACCATCATCCGCTCCATGTGGAATTTCCATCAACTTGTCCGTGGAGATCTCTCCAAGCAATTTGAACACTAAGTAGGGAAAACAGGTCCTTTATTTTAAAAGAAAAAAGCACCCGGGGGCGGTGCATCCACCACGTCCAGAAGTTCAGGCGCGGTGAGATAAGTGCGACTGGCTGGTAAAAGAACCCAAGCGGCCCACGCACTCAGCTGTAACCCAAAATAAAGACTTAGCTTGTCAAAATGCAGAGACAATGCCAAGGTGGCCATGTTTCCAAGTATGTTGGCCCACAGAGTATCTGTAGTGACCAAGCGACTTTGAGATGCAATAAAAATGTTGTGCCATAACAAGTTTCTCGGACATACCCAGAAGGGATGCACGTTCACGTGACCGGCTTCCTTGTTTTTTAGAGAAGCCAAAGGTAACTCTGCAGCCTTTGGTTTGTGCATCTGGGTTTAATCAACCTTTTCTATATAATATCTTAGGAAATAATGTCAGGCGTCGGACAATCAGCAGGCTGGAACGGCCCGATTGATGGAGGTATTGGTCAAGTCCAGACTGAAACACATGGTGCGGGACTACAAAAGGGTGTAAACCTGGGTAAACAACTCCTAAAAAAGAAGGAAAACTTGAAAGGGCGCGTTCAATCCAACCATGTCCACCCGGGTGCTGGTGCCTTCCCCGTTGAAGTGGCCCCGTACAACGAATCTGAAGCCAACTTGCGAGAAAAAGTAGATATACTGAAACAGTTCGCCGGTGATGTTAAGCTACCTAAAAATTTTCATATACCCTTTAACATCGACACTCAAGAGTTAATATCCATTCAAGATGAAAAGCGAGGAACTGTAGAGAGACTCAACTTTTATCAATGGCTCTACAATTTGATGGAACAGTATGATTGGTCGCCCGATATCGTGAAGTTTGTACGGGAACACTACCCTGAATATTTTGAAGAGCAAATAGCTCTTATAGAAAAGAATTTGGAGCTGCAAAAGAGGGCTGCTATGTTGGCTGTTAAGGTAGTACCAGACTCTAGGGAAGACATTGAGTTTTTATGGGGTATACAAACCGGACAAATCCAATTGCCCAGGCACGTTGCCTACAACAAGGGCGAGATGGGTGACGATGATGCAAACTTTCAGCGCGGTATATTGTCCGTCAAGGGTAGGGAGCTTGGTGGCAAAATTGCAGATTCCCAAACATTCACTATCATGGGAGCAGAAGCAACACCCTACCCACAATTGGCTGCTTCGAACATTTCTGGAAGAAACAGACTGCCTCGGGGATCTTGGTGGAAGTAACCCTAACCCGGACCAAAAACCTAACTTTATTACTAATAAAAGCCATGGATTTATGGTATTCCTTTGTAGACAAGACGGAACAGACACTAAACTCACTCGGACTAATGACCGGAGAGTACGCCATCCCCAAAAGGTTCTTGTTTGGAGGGATTTTGGCAGGCCTTCTAGTCAGCTACTTAAAACCCTCCTTCATGTACCAAAACGGTGTTGCCCGACCGTGGATCATATTTGGAGACGATGGGCCCGTTAAAGCCACCTATTTTCCCTGGTACATGGTCAGTCTTTTAGGCGCCATTCTCTTTGGTGTGCTGATATAAAATAAAAAGCCGTTTTTTTCTAATGTATTGATCAAATGGATCGCAAATCGGAATCCTCTACCTCTCAGCAGCAAGAAACAGCAGTCGTCCAAGGACAGTGCGATCAGTACAACAAATGGCTCCAATTTGTGAAGCCAAAGTTGGCCAACATGATGGTAGTACTGCAAGAACAGTACGCCTCGGATGGAGCCCCCATAGAGTGGATAGAGTGGACCTTGGAAAAGAGCAAAGCCATGTTGGATAACGACATTGTGTTGATATTGTTTGTGGAACATTACCTCAAGAATTTTTGGCACGCGAGAGACGATAAGGAGCCTCTGGACAAGGTATTTGACGCCGAAAGTTTCAAGAAGGCCAGGTACGGACAACTGCTGGAAATGGCCCGGGCTGGCAAAGTACCGGAAAACGTACCTTGGGACTACGAGATTTCGGAAACTGCACAAGAAAAGGTCAATCTGTACATGGCCATGCTGTGTGATTCACACGACTTTTGTGTACTGAACATTAAAAATCATTAAGTGCTTTATTTAAGAGGATTCAGAAGAACTTTCCTTATCATTGTCCTCATCCAGTATCACTTCGCCGTTCATTCTTCTTCTGCCCCTGCGTTTGAATTTCTTGTAAGTGTTCAGGATGGGTCCATAGTCCCCGGTCACGGCAGCTTTGTAGTAATCCTTGTCTCCCAGTATGAAAGGGCCAGGGTCGTGGGAAACGGCTTTTTTGAAGACTTTTTGCAAATCCTCGGTGGTCCTGGCCTGGAGGACCGATATACATTGAGGAATAGCTTCATCCATTTCCTGATCCGTGGTCGTGGCGCTCTCTTCGAAGGCTTCGCAAGTCTTGGGATTCAACAAGCCCGTGTTCTTCCAAAAAAAGTCCGCTACCGCCTTCCTTTTACGAGAACTTGTAGTGTTCCTGGGCTGGCGACTTGGCGGTTCCCTGTCTCCTGGTCTGCGTAGTGCAAATTTCACTTCCGATACTCTTTTGTTGAATTTGTCTTTATCGTTTAGGGAACCCGGGGAAAGGAATGTACCGTTTCCTGTCACATCATCAATATAACTCAACCATTCCTCCTCAACCACCTTTTTTCTCCCTCCTTCATAAACTCGAAAAAGGAAGCACATGTCCGTGTTTTCTCTGAGATCCGGAGGGACACCCTTGGCATCTTGGGAAGTGATGAGGGTAAATATCATGTTGTGCCTGCCGTTTGTGAAGCACTCCGATAGCTGTTTCGAAAAACGGACTCTGTACTTGTCGCTCATCACGTCATCCAGGATGATGAACATCCTGGGGTCTATACCCAACTCCGGATGGGACATGAGAAAGGTCTGTCTGGCAAATATATTGTCCAATACCGGCCCTATATCTTCAATGTCGTGGATGAATTCCTCCGGGACGTACTGAGACCAAAAGTTATTGAGCCTGGTCCCGGTGACCACCACACCGAAAGGGAAGCGGAATCTGAGATGATACATGAGCCATCTGGACAACCAAGTCTTGCCTGATCTGCGCCGGCCTATCATCAGAACGGTAAAGTCGTCCAAAATATCCTTTTCTACATCCAGAGGGAAGAGGGGCATGTTGGTAATATCAACGGTCTCTTGTTTGTTGATGGAGTAAAAGTTGTCACCGGACTTTTGCTGAGCATACCGGAACATGTCACGTTGTAGTTTGAACTTTTCGTTAGTCCACTGGTCGGAATGCCACCCTTTGTACTTTTCCCAGTCTTTGTAGAACTTGTAGGGGGGTGTACCAACTTTCAAAGTGCTATCAAAATTGGACATTCTCACTTTTCTCATCCTCTTTCCATCCAAATCCCTGATGTAGTTGCCCTGAAGCTTTACTTTACCCAGGGCCTTGAGTTCTTTGACGTTTACGGAGACGGGCTTGGTGATACACTGCTCCTGTGCCAACCTTTGCTGCGACATGCCTCTGATACCTTATAATGTAGAAATTTGTTTATTTTGAAGGCCACCCAATTATGGTCATGAAAAACAAGGTGCCCAGTAGGAACAGGGACGAGGACCTGGTACACTTCATCAACTCATCACAAGGACATTTGTAGATCCTGTAAGTCAAAAAGGCACTTATTATGAGGGGTATAGTCTTCCCGGGGTATATGCTAAAGGCGTCCATAACTAACACCTAATACTTAGAATAGCGCACGTGCCTGGAAATCACGTGGGAAACTCTTCAAAACGCTTACCCCTTTGCCTTTTAAGGAAGGTGGCCTTTATTAGGGTTAGGGTTGGAGAGAATATTAGGGTTAGGGTTGGAGAGAATATTAGGGTTAGGGTTGGAGAGAATATTAGGGTTAGGGTTGGAGAGAATATTAGGGTTAGGGTTGGAGAGAATATTAGGGTTAGGGTTGGAGAGAATATTAGG